TGTCAGGAGTGATACCCGCTTCCACGCCACGAGCGCCTTCACGTGCAACGATGGCGCCGTCTTCAGCAACCTCGAACATGTGGGTGCCCATGAACACAATGTCATCCATCGCGGAGCCGACAACATTCTCGCCGGTAGCCAGTTCACGGAGACGGCTTTCGATGGTGCCATTGTTGATGGTGGTCTTCAGGGTGCCGTTCTCGCCTTCGAGTTCCTGGTTGCGCGACTTGAGCTGGTCACGCTCGCGCTCGAGGGGACGAAGTTCCCGCTTCATACGAGCTTCCACCAGTTCTTCCAGCTTCTTCTCGTCGACCTTGCCACCTTCGCCGGCTTCGATGCGTGCACGGAGGTCTTCCAGCTCATCTAGCTGTTCCACCACTTCGTCGATGTCCACGTCGTCGCCGCCAAGTTTGGCCAGCTTGTCCTTGGTCTTCTTGTGGGCGTCGCGCTCTTCGCGAAGGCTCTTGGACAGCTTGTTGGTGTCGGTCTCGGTCTTCATGCCCTTGATGCCAGTGAGGTGCCACTTGCCATCCTTTTCGGTGTAAAGGTCGGCGAAGCCATTAGGGATTTCGTCTGCGGAGTTGTAAAGAAGTTCAAGCATTGTATGCTCCTCTTATTTATAGGACTTGTCCTATATACTTAAAGCGCCATGCGCCTTTGGTCCACATGGACCGGTTTTACTGAAATGGAGCACCCATTCCAGCGGCTTCAAAGACCCGGCTTTCGCGTTTTGCCAAGGTCTCTAAATCGATGCCGCGCCAGTTAGGTTCGCGGAAGGTCTGTAGGTCGAGGGAGCCATTGCGGAAAGCTGCGGCCTGTCGTGGGCCAAGCACTTCGTTCTGGTCTGCGATGGAAAGACGATTGAGCCATTCTCGATAACGGGGTATTCTGTTGGGACCATCTCCGACCAATGGAATTCTAGTCGATCGGCAATACCAGTGGATAGGAGGCCGAGGTCCTTCGCTTGCGCCAAAAACCTTTCCATGTAGTCCCTTGCATTGCTCAGTGGTTCGGGAGTCGAGGATGGCAACATATATTTCCTTTGCGCTGAATGGGTTCTCTATATTGATCTGCACGCGGGCAAGATCAGCAAAGGCGTCTGCTGCCGTTCTTGTCAGCGTCTCAAGCTCGCGTCGGGCAGTGGCAGTGATGCCATCTCGCCCGCCATAGCTTATATGGCCAAGAAGCCGAGCACGCATAGCAGCCTCATTGTCACCGAGACGCGCACCGAGCGTCAGGTTCTCTTGAAGGCGGTGCACATCATTGGCCAGAAGCCGTTGGCGCCAATCGTTAAGGCTCTTGCCCATGATGTCTACCGAGCCTGTAATGGAAGCAGGCACATTGACATTCAGTCCACCCGCGCGCAAGAGCGCCGAATAGAACTGGCGTTCATAGTCCTTAAGCTGGTCGAGGCGGACTTCGAGGGTATTGAATGCAGTGACGAAGCCCTCACGACGGGCGGCCAGTATCTGCTGGCGAAAGCTCTCAAACCGGGATTGCGTCCGTGCATCATCTACACGAAGGCCCCCAGTCGAAGCAACCAAAGCTGCAGCAGCAATGGCAATATCACCAAGCTCAGCCTCAGTGCTGTCCAGCTCCTCCTGAGCCTGAGCTTGGTATAGGATAGAAAGCTGCATCAAGCGAACCTGATGCAGAACAGCCCAATCCAATATCGTGTCGAAGGTTTCCATCAGTTATCCGTGGTCTTGTTGGGCCCAGGAGTTCCGCGATCAGACTTTTGGCGCGGGTCTTCAGGCTTGCCACGCCCACGATTGCCATTGTCTTCATTGCCAGGGTCGTCCTTGTCAGTATCAAGGACAGTCCCGATTGTAAGCTCGCGTTCACCTTCGATTTCCGCCAGTTCCTCCTCAAAGGTCTTGTCGGTCAATTCCTTCTTGCGGAAGTTGTTGTGGATGGTCTTCAATGAGAGCGGAGCACCCATTGCTTTCGCCTGCATGTATTCAAGAATGTCCTGTCCAGTGAACGCATCGTCGGTGAAGTCCAGATTGGGTTCAACGATAACTTCCAGTGGATTGGCTCCAACGAACTCAGCGATTTGGCGTAGGGCACGTTGAAGTCCCTCAGCACCTGTGATGGCAAGCGTGCGCAGGGTTGTGGTCCGGGCAGCAACTCGGATGCGTAGGGCATCACCTGATTGCCTGGCCGTGTCGCCGAAGTCCAGTAGACGTGCACCACGCTCTCCTGCCTGTTCTTTGTCAGCCTTCAAAGCTTCACGTTGTTCCTGCAAGCCATCAGAGGAAACGCCAATATACTTGGCGTCACCGCCCAGCGGAACTTCGATGCGAGCACCAGAGCCCACTTTTACGTTCTCATCATCGTCGTCCTGAAGGACGGCGCCGATGATAACCAGGGTGTCTTGGCCTTGCATGAACAGGGTCTGACGATAATCTGCTTCCCCACGATAGATCGCCAGGGTCAGATTGGACAGGCCAATGAGCACGGGTGCCTCAGGAGAGCTCTCCAAGTCGCCGGCGTTGATGAAGGTGAACGGAATGTAGGGAAGACTCTTGCCTGCAATCATCGGCTGAACAGCCAAAGCGCTGGACATGAGAGCGTCACGCCCGCGAACAGCAAGGGACCAGAACTGATTGGCTTTGCCGCCGCCGCTCTTCTCTGCACCCATGAGTTCAGTCAGACTTGAACCAGGTGCCAGCAGCACACGATACTTGTCCTGCTCTTCCCAGGTGAAGTTGGTCCGTTCTTCCTCGGTTTCGTCCAACACAAGGAAGTCCAGCGTGGACTTGTTGTCCTCGCGCTTGCCCATGTCCCAGTTGATGATGTTCGGGGCTTCATACGTCGCAATGTAGGGAAGAGCATTCGGGCCCTCGCCAGTGCGCACGTCGACCAGCAGGCCGTAGCGTGAGTGAAGAAGCTGGTGGAAGTTGATGTCCCGCAGAAGCGCCCTCAAGGAATGTCCCTCGGCCGTGATCTTCTCACGCAGGGGCTCCATCTTGGACGGCAGCTTGATCTGAGCAGGCTTGCGGTTCATGATGTCAACCATCATGTTGATGGCGTCCTTCACGAAGTCATGATAGACTGCGCGCTTGCGATAGGACTCATATGCCTTGTAACCGGGCTGGTTCTGATTGTCCATGCCATCGGCCACCATGTTGGCGGTCGGAAACAGGTAGGTTGTCCCTGCATCTTTGACTGTGCGCTCGCCCTTGTGGGTGTCGCTCATCTGCGTCCAGTCTTCAATGAACAGGTCATATTGAGGGTGTTTTTCGTCAACGGACATTGGGTCTTTCCCTTAATGATGACCAGTGGTGCTTCCGGACTTGACATTACGCCGCTTAAAGCGGATACGATACCTGCATTCGTCACCGATGTGATCTTCAGCGTTGGTGTCTACATCGTCCATATCATCCTCGTCACGAGGAAGAGCTGGCACGGTTCGTTGGAACTGCTCACACGTTTCAAAGATGAACAGACCGGGCTTTTCACGCAAGCCCTCTTCTGGAGGAGTGCGCTTCTCAGGCGGGATGGCTGACTTCATCATAGAGCGCATTTGCTCCCAGCCTTGCTTGCGCGAGCCCGGTGACTTGTCGGAGTATTCCCACTGCACGCCATGATAGAGCTGGCCGTCGATACGAACAGGCTGACCCATATCAGTGGCTTTGGACTTCGCGCTAGGATCATCCTTCTTGCGGCCCATCTCGTCGTCGAAGATAGCGTTGTCTGCAGGACCCGGCTTTACCCGTGACCAGCGACGGTTGGTTTTGTTGCGCCATCCCATCTCAAGCTCAAACTCAATGATACCCTTGGAGATTTCCCATGCCAAGAGACGAGAGCCTTCGTTCGGCTTTCCTGTCCACCCATACCATTCAGCAATGCGGAATAAGTCTCCACGAACTGTTGAGCGTCGGTGACCGAAGGCATCCGTATAATCGGAGCCATCGCTTTCGGCCCACCAGCCAACGGAGAACGGAGCATTCGAACCCCAGTCAAAGCTGCGATCAATACGCCAGCTTGCCGGGATTGGAAAGGGCTCAAGCACAATGTAGTCCTTGCCCATGAACCAAATGTCGTCAAACATACCACCCGCGACAATGTCCCAGGAGCCATTGAGCCACGCAGCCAGTTCTGCAGGATTGCGTGCAGCAGTGCGGATTTTCTGCTTATAGTCAGGGTCGGCGTGTAGCAGGACCTTGTTCTCGTCAAGGAAGCCGTGAATGGCGACCCGTGGAGTTTCAAGCTCTCCTGCGTCGTCGCGTGCATCGGTGATGATTTGCCCAATGATATTCCCCTTCTTAACTGGAAGACGATAGCGCATCTTCACCCAGTTGTGCCCGACACCATAAGGGTTGGTCGTGGCGCGGACTTTGCGGGGCATACCCATTTTTGTGGAGCGCAGGCAAGAGAACATGGACTTGAAGCACTTATCGTCGGGCCAAGTGGTAAGTTCTTCCCAAGCAATAAAGGGATATGCGTGGCCGTGGTATTTGTAATAGTCAGCGGGCTTTGAAAACTGGCGAAAGTAGAGCTTCTCACCGGCGGGCCATTCCCAAAATGACTTGGTCTCATTATACTTGGCCCCTGGCCAGATACGAGGTATCCATTTGCGGGACTTTTCGATAACGTCCTGCAAGTCGGGGTAGCTTTTGCGGAAGATGATGCCACGCCATTCTTCGTCCCAGCCTTTGCCAACGTCCTGGCAGAAGTCCATAATCAGGGCATCTGTCTTACCAGGGCCGCGTGTGCCCTCGTAAAGGACTTCCGTGATCGGGCAACTCAGGAATGCCTCTTGTGATCCAGGCTGAGGAGCCCAGACCACTGCTTCCTGCCGGCCGTTAGGCTTGATTACAAACGCCTTCAGCCCGTCGTCAGTCTTGCGCCATTCAATGCGCTGTGAGTTACCAGGACCATGGTCCTGGAAAGGCTGGAACTCCGCTTGGCCTCCGCTGTGGGCACTCATCGGCAACCCGCCACAAGCGAGAAGCGAATGAAGTAGGCCTTCATGAAGGGAGTGCCGAAGGCCTTCTCCCATTCGTCATACATGATAGGATCGAGGAACATCTTCATGCCAGTTATCCCTGTGCTACAAGGCGGGTTTTCAGAAGCTCCACAGCCGCGATCAGCCCTGGTTCCCATTGCCCGACAGGATAAGTGATGCTGGAGCGCTCGTCAACCAACTCAGCTGCGACGACCAGCGCACGAATTTTACCCTCTTGGGCCAGCTGCAGGAATGGATCAAGCTCGCGCAGAGCATAGTCCCGCCGGTCTTCAGCACTGTCCCCATCAGCACCCGGAATAGGTCGGTAGCTTTCGAGAGCAACCACCTTGCCATCCTTAAGGTCTGTGCGCACCGTTTGACCGTCGGTCTGCTCGACGTGCTCGGTGGCAACTGGAAGTTCACAGGACGCGTCCTGTGAAAGAATGCTGTTCAGAGCTTTGAGGTCTTCTGGTTGGATTGCCACGATCGCATGGTTGTCCTTGCCAATGCCGATCACAGCTTCCAAAGGAAGAGGGCGCCGCGATGTTGGCGCCTCTTGAAGCTTTGCATTGTGGAGCAGAACAGCCAGTGCTTGTTCCGGCGTGACGTCATGCAAGTGGGTCAAGATCGCTCTCCTCAAGTGCTTTCAGTTCCGCCTTAGACAAACCAGGGCGGGTGTTGTATTCCTTGCCACGCGGACCAGACTGCATGAGCTTGGCACCATCGTCGTGGCGGTTTTGTTCCATATACCACTTCATAAAGGCCGCTTGTTTTTCTTCCAGCTCAGGGTCCTGGTCCATTGCCTGCTGAGCCATCTTCTGTTCCATGGCCGCTCGCACGCTCGTCCCGCCAGTCCGCCGTTCCAGACCCGTTTCAGGGTCAACGCCGTCAGCAGGCATCTCAGAGGGATACACCGGAGTGCCTTCGATCGTCTTGCCATCCTGATTGTCCCGGAACCGTGCAGCCCAGTCTTCCGCGCTGAGGTTTGCTTGGTCG